CAAGCGCATCACCGAGGGCGAGCGCGGCCGACATGTCCCAGCCGATCACCGCGCCAGGCAGCACGCGGAGCTGGCCGCCAAGACGGCCAACGAGGTCCCAGACCTGCCAGCCCTCAAATGTGATGGGTTGGTTCAGCCGCGCCGGGCAGGTTTCGCAGGTCGCTTCGCACGCTTCGCAGTAGCGCTCGCCCCCGCCGAAGGACCACTCGGCGAGGGCGCGGAGGCGTTTTTTTCCTGTTCCAGCAGTAAGCCTTTGGAGACGTAGGTCATCTGGAAGGCCTCGAATATCGGCCAGATGTCCAGGAGCGCGTCGATGGCCTCCGGGGTCGGCTCGATTGCGTTGCCATCCGCATCACCGATACCCTCCCATGCAAGCACGGCCCGCCGCGCCAGCGCCTTGGCGAAGGCAACAGCGCGTTCCTCGTCGGAGGCCTCCTCGGCGACCGCCTCGACGGCCGGATCGCTCCGCGTCGCAACCATCAGGGCCGTGGTCAGTGGGCGCAGCTCCGCCCGCACACCTGGCACGAGATCATGCCAGCGCGGCGTGTTCGTCAGGTCGAGAGTCAGCATCAGTATACCTCGATGTCGTTGATCAGGGTGGCAGTGCACATCCGGCCGACCGTGCTGTCACGCGCGGCCTGCCAGTCAAAGGTAGCTTGCACGCCCTGCGGCCCGGAGATCTCGATCCGGGGGCGCGGTAGGTAGACGGCGTGCACGGTGAAGGTGAAGCTCACGCCAGAGGGCAGGACGTAGGCAAACTCGAGCTCGCAGGGATCGCCATTGATCGCCTGCGTCACCAGCGTTTGGTCGGCGAAACGCACCTCGATGGAGCCGGTCAGAGCGGCAATAGACGGGTCTGCCCCATCGATACGCCCGTCCGAGCGGATGGTCTCAATCCGGTCGAGGTTGTTGGCATAGGTGATGTCGGCCGAGACAACATTGCCGAGGGCCGAGCCATTGCGGGTGATCGCCCCGTTGAAATGGCCGAAGCGCTGCAATTCCAGCGCGGCGGGTGTCCCGGCGCTGGTGGTCGTGCCTACGGTCTCGCCCTGCGCCACCAGTCGGGCCGTCGCGGTCAGCAGCCCTGAGCGCTGCATTTGCCAGTTGATCTGGTCGAGCACGCAGCCCGAATACATCGCAAAACGCGGCACCTCTGGCATGCCCGTTTCGATGGACATGCTGGGCAGCGTCCAGCTTCCTGACTGAAACTCATGGGTCCAGGGGCCGGCGCCAGTCGTGGTCGGCTCGCCAAAAGCCGCCTTCAGCCAGAACCCGAAAGCTTCCGCATCGAGCGGCACCACGACATCACCATCCGCCGTCACCGCATCCTTGATCGGCGCCAGCGGATCACGCCCGTAGCCCAGCAGTTCGGAATTGAGCAGCGGCTGCTCCGCCCCAAGCGAGGTGCTGGCGAAGGGCATCTTCGTGAAGCCGCCCACGGGCGGCGTTCCATAGGTCGTCTCAAACGCAAGCGCCATCTGCGCCCGCGCCCCTTGGGCTCGTGCCATTGTGTTCTCCTTGGATTGTCGGGATCAGGCCAGCGGGTCGGCCGTGGAATAGTGCAGCACCACCGGGATGACGGCGGCCTTCAGACTGGCAGCGCCCTCGATCGGCAGATCGACCGGACGTGGCGCTTCCGCCTCGAACCAGTCACAGAGGCCGCCCAGCGTCCGGTCGGCCGCAATTGCCGCGCCGATGCTGGCGGTCAGCATGTCGAAAGCGGCGTCACGGTCCGCGCCTTGTACGACCGATTCGATCTCGGCGCGGTGTTGGTAGTGGTAGGCGAGCGGCGACAGCGTGACCTCTGGCTCTCCTGGCTCGCCGTCGCGCAGGATCAGCAGGCCCTCAGCCGGGACGCGCTCAGGCAGCACGTCGCCCCGCAGGGCGGTGGCGGGCAACGCCTGCAGCATAGTGTGCAGCGCGGTGAGGATGGTTTCTCGAGGAGTGGGCATATTTCCCAGACTTTTAGTGATAGTGCCGAAGCCGCTACCTACTTGCGAGCTGATCAAGCGTTTGACTGATGCGCCGCCGGAACTGCTCGGATGTTTCTTCGGCCGCGATCTGCGGAACTTCTTGGGTAGTTAAAAGATCCGTGCAGGGTAGCTCCATGAAACCGGAGAAGTTGCGAAACGCTTCGTTCTCTAGAACGGCTGACTGTACGACGCTGTTGAGTTCTTCGAATGCCTCCAGCACGGGCAAGCCAAACACGCTGGGCAGATCCTCTGGACGGAGGACGGGTATCCCTTTCACGTTTCTACTGTCATCCTCGCTGCCGTATGCATTGAAAATAACAAATCTGACGAGAGACTGATGAGGATTGAAGCCGATTTCCTTTGCAATGTCGGACGCTTTGCTCTCACACCACTCGTTGTACGTATTTATGCTAGAAAGATACGGGCCAGAAACATTCCCCAAATTTCGTTTGCATTCGATGAAAATCGCCACTCCATTTTGTCGGTTTATAGCGATGCGATCGATAAGTTTCTTTGTTTTGTCGGTGTCACACTTGAACCGCGTCTGCGACGCAGGTGCCCATCCTGAATGAGCTTGGATGACTTTTGTCATCACATCTTCTACAAGTCGTCCATGCTTTTTGCCGAAAGTGTTCCAGCGATAGACAATTTCCGGTGGGAAGCCAAGAACTGGGTCGGCCGCAGGCATCACGGTCGGTTCAATCAGCTTGCTTGCCTCACTGAAAAGGGCCGCTCTTTCTATCACGTTGTAGAGAATACTCATGGGTGTCCTGAAACTGCTGCTTAGTCAGACAGATACAGGAAGGTGGAGATCCTGAACATCACAAATTCTCCTTGGGTGATTATTCAGCGTCCCCCCACCCAATTCGCCACGATCAGCCCCGGCACGCTGTCTAACGCTCGGTCTGCATCCCGCGCGAGGTCCAGCCGCTTCGACAGTTTGACCTGCGGCACCAGCAGGAAGATCGGCGCGGTGACCTTGCCGCGCCCGGTCTTGGAGCGCGACACGACCGCCTGACCCTTTGTATTCAGCCGCCCCTCGGCCACCAGCAGGCTCGGGCCGGTCCGACGATAGACGAAGCGCAGACGCAGACCGCGCCGCCGTTCCCATTCTCCGGGGGTGATCCGGCCGCCTCGCAGACCGCGCCCGGCAGCGGGCAGTGGGATTGCCAGCCAGAACCCGTCCTTCGAGCGTATCAGCGGGCCGGTGTCGTGCGCGCCGACGATGACCGGGGCCTTGGACCAGACAAGCGCCGCCGCATCGAGGCTTTCGCCCGACCGTGGGAAGTTCTGATTGCGGATTGAGTTCGCAAGCCGCCGTCCAAGCCCCGCGCCAGTGATCTGCGTGCGCCAGGCAGTCTTGAGCCCGGTCCCGGCCTCGCGCATGGCAGCCGTCACCGCGCGTTCGCCCGCTGCGACCTCCGCTGCCATCATGGCGACGATGTCCGGATCAATGTCGAGCTTCAGTTTCACGCGGGCCTCAGGTCCACGGTCCAGACCAGCCGCTCGCGGTCGCGAACGGGCTCTCCCTGAATGAGAAAGGCATCGCCGTCGATCTCGATGCGGTCTCCGGGGCGCGGGGCTGGAACCTCAGCGACACGCAGATCGATCCGGGTCGTTTCCGACCAAAGCCGTGCGTCGCCGAAGTCGGTGATCACATCAGCCTGCCGCGAGACGATGCGCACCAGCATGGGCGTGCCGCCGTCGGCGATATATATCCCATCCCTACCGATGTTTGGATCGGTGAACAGTATTTCCATTGCGGATGCAAATGCGCTGGTCATGACCTATACTGCCCTTATGAAACAAAATTTATCTTCAAACAGTCCAGTTCGAAGCCGGGCTCTCGTTGCCCTAAGGACAGCATTTGCGCACCAACGGCCCGACATCCTGATCGACGACAAAGGCTATGCCCCCGATTTTCGCGATACGCTTCTGCCGCTTGTCGCGACCGAGGATTTCGAGGTCGACCTGCAGGCCGGGGATGGCAACGAACTGCAAACCAAGTTCCGCGCCGCGCATTCATCCTCGGGGCTAGCGGTCAATTGTTTTGCACCGTTTCGGACCCGGATTGTCGATCTGGCTCTGCCGAGCTGCGGCCCCTTCGCGGCGCTGCAGTTCGAGCGCAAGTGCCCGACCGGCCTTCGTGGCGGCCGCGCCCCCAACCTCGATGTCGTTTTCTCGGGTGCGAAAGGTGTGGTCGGGG